TTCTACAAGGAGATAAGAGTGACAATATTCCAGCAGTTGTAACCTGGACCAAGACTTCAAAAAGCGGCAAGGTCATGAATTATTCGATCACTGAAAAGCACGCCGACAAGGTTCTTACACAATACAAAAAAGAAGAAGGTCAATTCTATATTGATCACTTCTTTAATCGTGATAGTACTGAGAAAATCGTTGATATGATCTATCGAGTGGTTGGTACATCTACACCTGAAGAAATTAGAATCCGATTCAATCAAAATCTTGATTTGATGTTATTGCATTACAATACTATTCCAGATGCAATTCAAAAACAAATTTACAAGCAAGTTGAATCTGACTTAGGTAAATTGCCAAATACATCTAAATTGGTAAAGATGGAATACATTCTTGAAGGAACTGAATGGATGAAACAATCTACCGGTACACCATCAGGATACGATCCATTTGCAAATCTAAATATTTCAGAAACAAAGAAGGAGCAAGACAGTAAAATAACTAACGAATTATTCTAATATATGAAAATGAAATTAACCGTAAAAGAAGGAACTTACGAGGCAGATTCTTTATTCGATCTAATCATTGAAGTACTAAAGCATAGATTTTGGCATTTACGTACTCATGGAAAATGGATGGATTAAATAATTGAATATGTTAGATGAAACCAAACTATTTGACTTTGTAAAGTTAATGTTTACAAAGCCAAAAGAATATAGGGCTGTGAAACAGCACAATAAGAAGAGACATCAATTCATGATTAATCGATTCTTTGCAATTAAGTTTCCAGCAAATGCACAGTTATTTAATCTTAACGGTATCAATCCAATCGCAGTGATTGATAGTTGGCAATTGGTTGCCCAAAGATTTAATGGTGTGCCAGGCTGGATCTATACTAAAACTAAAAAATCTACATCGGCAAATACCGATAAATCCAAATATATACCAAGTGATGAAGCTATCAAACTCTTTATGGATAAGAACGAGATTGGTAAGAGAGAATATAAAGAGCTTGAAAAATTTGCTAAAGCTGATTTATATAAATCATTACAATCGATCGAAAGATCAATTCAAGTATATTAATTCAGTAAATCTATACAATGGATTTTAATCAACTACCGACCGCAATCGATATTACTCTATACAAATATAATTATCTAGATAATCAAATTTGGACAAGATTAAAAAACGATACAGATATAATTGAAATTGGCGATGATAGCATTATTGCGAGCAGAGAACAGGTGTTAGCGCTATTAGATGTATACTATTCCCGCGATATTAATAAGATTAAATCTATTGGCGCTGAGTTTTTACATAAAGAAGTAACAACACCATGGTTTTTGTATCATGCGTGTAACGAGATGATTGATCTTAAGTTTATTAAGTTCACACTCAATACCGACAAACAGTACACTAGAATGCTTGAGATTGACGGAGAGAAGATGGTCAAGTTCGACTTTAAGATTTTATCGATGACGGTCAATCTATTTGATTTTTTCACACAATCCGAATTAAAAAAGGTCAATAAAGTTTTGGTTGAACTTGGACTATTTGAAGAGGATACACCATACTCTAGATTAAAGATCGATAAATTTTTAGATACGATCGAAGTGTATATTAATGATGTCGATAATTTTGAGGATACTAATAATCAAGTAATCGATCTTTTAGTATCATTTATGGATCTAATTGATCCCAAACTTGATCGAGATAATCCATTAGTTCTCTTTGTTACTGACTATTGATTTATTTTATCTGAATATATAAGATAAAATAGATTAACATACATGCAATTATTTAGCAATTTTGGTAAAAGAGAAGGTTTAGTATACCTCATCGTATTTTTATGGGTAGTTATGGGAGTACTTGCAGCATGGAAGGGTGCTGACTTTGCAGACTTAGCAATTTACTTTGGATCCCTTACAGCTTACGCAGCAACATACGTTTGGGCTGAAAGTAAGAGACCAAGTCAAAAAACAAGCATATTTAAATCAGGCCCAAGCTCAAGAAGAGAAATAATGATATATGTTGTAGTTGGATTATGGCTAATTGCCGGAGTTGCAGCAATTTGGTATTTATCTAACCTAGAATCTTTAGCAATGTACTTTGTTTCATTAACAGGTTTTGTTGCATCTTGGATTGCAGGTGAAGTTTATACTCCACAGGATAAAATTAATAAAAAGGAAGAATAATGGTAACCGGATACACAGCAAATGAGTATGGTGATTATTTAATTGCATCCCTTAAAGATCCATATTACAATACAATTAAAGTATTGGATTGGACCATTGTTGCGGGTGTGCAGAGTACTAAAACTACTGGAACATTAAATGTAACTGCTGGATCATCTACAATCTTTGGAAGATTCACTGATTTTAGTCAATTTGTAGTTGGCGATGAAATTATTATTGGAAATACATTATTTGAAATCTCAGTAATTAATTCTCCAATTGAATTAGAAGTAACAGTCGCACCTGAATTTTCAACAACTGGAATCGAATTCTATATTCCAGTTAATGCATCAAATTATTTTGATTACGAATATAGATGGTCATACGACGGTACTCAATTTTCAGAATTTAGAACATTAAACAAGGGTCTTGCATTTGGTGATCTTTTAGGATTAACATTTGATCCAACAAAGCCGTTATGGTTAGATATTAAAGCTGAAGTGGCTGCCCTTTCGCAAGCACATACAATTTCACTAATTTCAGTTACATTTACATTAGAAACTGAAGCAGGTACAATTGAAAGTTGCCCACAATTTTGTACTGAATGTACTGATCCATTTGCAATGAATGGTTGCGCTAATATTGAAGTTTCTTGTGATGCAAACTTATTCAATCCATACAATTTAAATAAGAGTACTACAATCTATAAACAAATTGTGGGAATGGTAAGTGATATTTTTGGTCATCAAGTTCAATATTTTAGAACTGAACCGGATAAAAGAACTGAAGATGTTCATTTGATGGAGTATTCATTACATAATGTAGTTGCAAAACAAAACATTAAGATTTTGGTGCCAGATAATGAGTTCCCAGAAGAAGCGGCAACATTCGATATTTTCGGTATGGAATTTGCAGAGTTTGAGGTTCATATCACAGCCGAAGAATTTGAGAAAGTATTTGGATATGGTAAAAAGCCACGCAATAAAGATTATATGTACATTCCGCTTATTAATAGAATGTATGAAGTAAATACAGTTTCAATTGCTGACGAGTTTAATCAAACTAATTCTTATTGGAGGGTTATGTTAACCAAATACCAAGAAAGAACATCCGTTATTAAAGGTCAATTTGAAGTTGAGACCGACACATTAACAACAGGTGTTGAAGAAATATTTGGAGAGAGACAAAAACAGGAGCAGATTAAAGATACAAATCCAGCGCAATTCCAATCAGTTTCTACATCATACCGCGATGGAATTAGAGGGTTTGTTGATCGAGCATTAAGCATCGTTGATTATGATCTAAAGAATAGATGGACAGTTGTTAGTAAAAACTACTATGATTTAACAAAGTTAAATACACAAAGTACTGGGGTTGAATATTCAATTCAATCTAAATTAGCAACCGGAGATAATATGGCAATCACACTTTGGTTTGCCCCTCAATTCCAATCGACTGATACTAATGAGTACGTTTTATTTGGTGACTTAGCTGCTCTTGGTGGATTCAAATTATTTGTATCAAACACTAAGTTTAGAATCAATGTCGCTGGCAATGATTATGAATTTACACATGGAGTTACCCTGCAAAAAGGAGAATGGTATGGTTTAGTATTAAACTTTAACAATATGTTCTTACAACTTGCGCTTTCATTATATAGATTAGATCTAAATAATAATAGAGGAATGACACCAGGTAGCAGACCACAAGATAATAATAACAATCTAATTGAAGAATACAATAGTTTATTATCAATTGGACAACCTATTGTTTGGGATTCTGGTTCAAATTATCACCTTCGTGGAAATAAAACATATATGACAAATATTAGAGTGTTTACAAATGTTGTAGAATATGAACAACATCATAACGTATTGAATCAATATGTGGTTAGAGACAATCAATTAGCAATTCTTATAGATAATTCTATTCCAAGTTTAGGATATCAGCGTTTCAAGAACGCTAGATAAAAACCGGGATAAATAATCTATAATAAAATTAACATTTATGTCAAACGATAAGAAAAGCATAAAATCACAGGCTGAAGACATTAGAAAAGAATTAGATGATTTGATTGGAAGTAATGATCCAATTGAAGATGTGATTGATACAGATCCTGCGTTACCGGCTAAAAACGATATCCCGGCGCTACCATCATATAGTCAATTAAAAACTAATTCAACAACAAAGGCCCAAAAGACCATTACGAGCTTAATGAAATTCTATCTTGATGAAGAAATCATTGAGCGCGATGAATATATTCAGGCTAAAAAGAAGATTGATGAGATGACAATGTCCTCCTTAATCTATCAATTACAAGCTGGTGAAAGAGCACTCACAACCCTATTAGAAGCAATTGAAGATGGTGATGTTGCCCCAAGAATGTTTGAAGTTCTGGCAACTCTTCAAAAATCAATGCTAGATATTATTAAGTCACAAACAATGTACTTAATGGCAGCGGAAGAGGGTGCTAAACGCATCGCAAGAGATATTGAAATCTATCGCAAACGAGATGATATTAGAGAGATTGAAGCAGCTTCAGGTGGTGCACCGGTCGGAGACATGGTTCAAAGAGGTACTAAAGACTTGATGAGAATGATTAGAAATGGCATCAACGATAGTGAAATCGAAGATGTAGAAATCACAGAATAATATGTCAGATTACGTAGGAGATAATCGTTGGATTCCAAAGGGTGAATCGGTTGAAGATTCAGCTAAATTAATTTGGTCAACAAAAAGCATAAATGAGCTGGTTTTAGCGCTGGATCGAGGATACAGACCTTCGGTCCCAATGCCATTTTATGAGGGCAAGCAATTTTTACGTCGCGGCAATATCGTATTTGAATATACTGAAGAAGAGATTGCAGAACTTACAAGATGTGCTAATGATATTGTATATTTTGCTGAAAAGCATGCTGTAGTAATGACAGATAACGGTATTCAAAAAGTTAAATTAAGAGACTATCAAAAAGATTTACTTAGATCTTTTCAAGATAATAGATTTAATATTGTTCTTGCGTCTAGACAAATGGGTAAAACTGTAACGGCATCAATCTTTAATGCGTGGTATTTAACATTTAATTATGATAAGACCACTCTATTACTTGCTAACAAATCTGAATCAACAAAAGAAATTATTGATAAAGCTAAAGTTGTGATTGAAAACCTGCCATTCTTTATGAAACCAGGTATTATCAAGTATGACGTTATGAATGTTCGTTCAGATAATGGATGTCGTCTTGTGGGACAATCAACCACTGCAAAATCAGGTATCGGTTTTACAATTCACAACCTATATCTAGACGAGTTTGCACACGTTCACCCAACTATTGTGGATTCTTTTTATGAGAACGTTTATCCAACCCTCTCAGCATCTAAGATATCACGTATCAACATTACTTCTACCCCTAATGGTTTCAATAAGTTCTATGAAATCTATGCAGAGGCTGAAAAAGGCAATAATGAATATACGGCAACAAGAATTGATTGGTGGCAACATCCAGATCGAGACGATGCTTGGTATAAAAGAGAACTTGGTAATTTAGGTTCAGAAGATTCATTTAACCGACAATATGGTAATGAATTTACAAGTTCATCGTCCCTACTATTAAGCCCAGGTACGATGAAGCAAATTAGACAAGGTGCCAAGAAATTTGAGTGGTATGATTTTGAAGAGTTTGATAATATCCACATCGATACAAAAGGATATTTAGCGTTCCATCCTGATTTTGATCCAGAAGATGCAGGAAGTAGTAGCAAATATTATTTGTTTTCTGTAGATATCGCTGAAGGAAATGGCGGAGACAGCTCAGTTATTAATATCTTTGAAGTTGGACCAATGAACGATAAAGACATTGAAAACTTTGTCAGTCCAGGTGCGATGTATGATTTCTTTAAATTGAATCAAATTGGAGTGTTTCGTAGCAATGAACATCCAATTGAAGACTTTGCAAAGATCCTATACACTTTAGCAATTGACATTTTTAATTCTGAAAATACAAAATTAATCATTGAATACAATACATACGGCAGCATCTTAATTAAATATCTAAGTACCGTTTTTCCAGGTCGTAACGACTTTGAGGATGAAATGATCTTGAGATTCAAGCACCGCCACGATGCTAGAACCTTAAATCCAGGTATCCGTTTAAAGAGTGATAATAAGTCAGTGTTCTGCCAAAACTTTAAAAAGCAAATCGAATTGAATCGTATCAAAATTAATGATATCGAAACAGTACAGGAGGCTAGTTTATTTGGAGTGTTAAGAAATGGAAGTTACGGCGCACAAATGGGACATGATGATACAATCATGACAGCTATTATTGCAACTGAATTTTTTGGAACAACCGATTATGCAGATTACGTTGAAGAATTATTAGACATCATCGAGCCAGAAAAGTTTGAACTAATGGAAAAGATTCTATATAAAGATAATGATATTCAAGGTGATTTACAATATGATATTTATGACCTCTTATAAATAAAGTCAAGAATATTTTGGATATATAATAAAAGCAAAAAAATAAAAATATAATATTATGGCACTAAGTCCGCAATTATTGCAATTTAAGTCAAGTGGAGTATACCGCTTAGAGTTTGATAAATCTCAAACTGCTAACATTAATGTTGAAACACTTAGATTAGTAGTAGGTCACTCAAGAAAAGGACCTTACAACACACCAGTTTTAATCTCAAACGTTGAAGAATTTACAAACGTATTTGGTTCTATTGACAGAGCATTAGAGAAAAAAGGAATGTTCTTCCACAGATCTGCACTTGAATCTCTTTCAAGAGGTCCAATTTTAGCATTAAACGTTGCATCGTTTGGTGCTCTAGACCTTGGTTCTTATGCATTACCTGTAACTAACGGATCTGTTGATTCGCTAAATGCAGTAGTTAATGATGATAAACTTTACACATCATTCTTCGATATGGATAAGTTTATGACTCCATCAGACGATAAGGTTATTTCTTCTTTAAGCAACGTTTCATTAGGTGATGATTCATTAATCAACTTGGTAAACATCAAACAAAACGGTATCACAGTTTTCATCAGAAAAGCACAAAGTGTTTCTGAATTTAATATTACTGCAAGAGAGTGGTACGGTGAAGGTAACGTTCCAGCATTCTTAAATGATTTTGATTATATGTCAGATTTCATGATCGACGTATTTGTATTTAAGGGTGAATTTGATCCTTCAGTAGTATCAAGCGATCCAGTTTACGGAGAATTCTTTAACGCTGATGGTTTAGACAAAACTAAATTAGCTCAATTCTCTAACTTAAGACAAGTTAGCTTAGAAGCACAATACACTGGTTCAGTTATTCCAGGATTCAAGGATTTAGAAGGTAGAAACCTTTACATTGAAACTATGATCAATAACGAATCAAGAAAGACAGGTTTATTCTGTGCAATTGATGAAGATGCAATCATGGACGAGACTGGAACTAAAATCGATTTAGTTGGTCACGTATTCGATGCAGCAGAAGATTACGAATTATTATCATACATCGTAGAATCCGGTGCAAATGATAGAGTAATTGCTACTACATTCATGGGTGTTGATCCACTTGCACCACTTGCTGGTACTTACGCAGCTTCTGGTTCAATGTTCACTGTTGATTACGGTGCACCATCAAACACACCAACAACATTCCCAATTTCAGTTGGAGATTATGTTCCTGCTGAAGCAGCTGGTAGATTAGCAAAAGTAAAAAGAGTTGCTAAATTAAATGACGTTTACACAGTATATTGTGACGTTGAAGTTCCAGCAACTTGGGGCGGAGAGTATGTATTATCATTTGAAAATGCATCATTAGTATATAAGCCATTCGTATTACCTGGAGCAGCTTTACAAGCTAAGACAATTAGCGCATGCTTAAACGTATTACAGGGTGGAAACGGAATTTACGACGCGTTAATTGATAAGGACATCATCGATTACAGATACATCGTTGATACATTCGCTTCTTACGATATAACTGGAGTCTTAAACAAGAGACAATTATCTCAATTAGCATTAGACAGACAAAATGCATCTGCAATCTTAAACGCACCAACAATTGCTGATTTTAAATCTTCAGCTAATCCATCTTTCACAGATGCAGACGGTAACTTTAAGGTTCAATACATTGCAACTGGCGGTAATTTAGATAAGAATCCAACTGCATTATACACTTTACCTTCTATCGGAGAAGGAGCTAACTACGCGTTCTACTATGGACCAGGTCTAGTGGTAAGTGATAATGGTAAGGATATCATCGTTCCACCTGCAGCATACGTTGCTAATAACTACATCGATAAGTACACTGCAGCGCAGCCTTGGTCAATTATCGCTGGTCCAAGAAGAGGAGTTGTAGCAGGCACTGATGTTAAAGGAACTGAATATTCTTTCGATAAAGCAGACAGAGACATTTTAGAGCCATTTGGAATTAACCCAATCGTTTTCCAAAGAGGAGTTGGTTTAACAATCTTAGGTAATAAAACTGCGCAGCAGTCTATTAAATCAGCACTTTCTTCTGCACACGTTAGAGAGGCATTAATCTACATCCAAAACGGTATCGCAGATATCCTTAAGGATTATGTGTTCGAATTCAACACTACACAAACTCGTTTAGAGATCAAAACTTTAGTTGACTCATTTATGGAATCAGTTAAAGCAGATGGTGGTGTATATGAATACAGAAACATCATGGATCAAACTAACAACACAGACGAAGTAATCGATAATAACTTCGGTATTGTCGATACGTATGTAGAACCAGTTAAAGGTTTAGAGATCGTTGTTCACAGAACTACAATCCTAAATACTGGCGAAATTGCTACAGGAAACTTTAATTAATAAGATATATAAAAAAACAAATAAATTAACATGGCTTTACCACACTATTCACAAGATCAAACATCGAGAAGCGGTAGACAATTTGAACCAGTTCAAGCGAATTTATTCGAAGTAACTATTCTTCCACCTGCTGGAGTTGCTGATGCACCTTTAATGTTGCAACACATCAACTCGATTAGCGGTCTAAATCTTTACAAAGAGGTAGCTGCTGTTGAACAGAAATATAAGTTCTCACAACGTTCTTACGCTGGCATGCCAGACGCAACAACTGTTGATGTCACTATTAACTTCTCATTAAACTTAAACGATGCTAACCAAGCATACTTATATAAGTCTTTAAGAAGCTGGTACAATAAGCAATTCAATCCTCAAACTGGAGCAATGGGTCTTAAAAAAGATTACGTTGGAACTATCGTTGTAGTACAATTCAATAGAGCAGGAGATATTTACAGAACTGTAACTCTTGAAGATTGCTTTATTACTTCAGGTCTTCCATTCACTGGCGACTTAAGCTACGAAACTACTGAAGCGCAAGCTTTAGAAGTAGCATGGAGATGTGATACTTGGAAGGAAGTATTAGCTTAATCTAGAATTCATAAATAGGGGATTCGGCAACGTCTCCCCTATTTTTATGAAACAAAAACATAATATGTTGATATAATAATAACTACAATTAAACATGGACAAACTAACCAAAAAGTTACAAGTTTTGCTCTCAGAGGATGAAGTTACAGCGATTAATAGAATTATATTAAATGATGCAATCGAAGGCGGCGAAAGACCCGTTTCAATCTCTGCCTTTATTCGCACAATTGTTAGAAAAGAAATCGATTTAAAAGCAGACTCTATTAAAGAGTGGAACAAAGATAATATTAAGAAACTTAAAAATAAATAAATATGAGCGACCAACAAGATCTCAATTTAAACGATGAATATAAAAAAATCGTAGAGTCTCAAGAAAATACTGAAGCACCTGCTGAAAATTTAGGTAAGGTTAATATGGACAGGTTTAAACAACCTGAGGCAACAGATGCCGATTTAGTATTAGGGTACCATCAAATTAATGTTGCTAATTTACCATCAGCTGGTATGTTCTACCCAAAGAACACA